ATCGCCGCAGGAACGCCGCAAGCAACAGGAAGCCCGGGAGGGCGGCGGCCGGTTTCTCGAGCAGGAACGTCTCCGGTTTGGTCCGTGGGAAATCCTGCTATATTCGGCGCAAGAGCGTGGGCCACTCGGCGAGGTCACGCTGCGGGATTTTGATACCGCGCAGGTATTGGTGACGGGGCCTCTTGATCCCGCGACTTGGGCGAAAATTGGCGAGCGCATCAGAACATCACATCAAAGGAAAGCGTCGTGACTGAGCAGCGACCGTGGCGTATCCGAATGCTGGATTTTGTCGCTTATATGTGGCGGCGTGGGCATCGCTATGTGTGGATGCACTTCGGACAAAAGGCAGTGCCGGTTGGCCTTTGTCTTATGAGACTTCACGACAACGATAATCTTAGGAAACGGTAAAAGGAAATCGCATCATGAATACCAGAGACAGGCTTATGTCGCGCGCGTCCGTGGCGGTTATGGCGGCTTTCGCGCCGAAACCCGAAGGCGCTGCGGCGGATACCAGCAAGGTCGGGCAGGCGGAGAATGTCGACGACGGTGCCGGCGATGCCGATGGCGGTGACGAATTGGGGCTCTCCGCAGAGGAGCAAGCGCAATTCGACGCAATGCAGGATCATGATTCCGGCATTGCGCCAGCGGCGGACCGCGAGGCCGCCCCTGCGGACGGCGGTGCTGATGGGGCCGACGCCGATGCGGACGGCGAGGGCGATGTGGAGGCGGATATCGTCGCTGGTGCCGCAACCGATGCCGGTCCCGATGGAACGCCAGCCGACGGCGCGCGGCGTCCTCCGAAAACCATAAGCTATGGCAGGCATCAACGCGATTTGCAGGCATTGCAGGAAAAGCTCGATGGTGCCGTTGCTGAAACCGCCAAGGAGCGCGAGGCGCGCGTGCGGCTCGATGAACGCACAAAGCAATTGCTTGAGGCGATCCAGTCCCGGCCCGCACCGGCGGCACCGGATGCTGCGGCTGCGGCCGCTGCGGCGGACCCGGAACCTGATAAAGAGGTTGATCCGATCGGCCATCTGGAATGGCGAAACCGGAAACTCGAAAAGACGGTGGCAGAACTATCGTCGGGCCGGCAGCAAGAGCAGCAACAGACTGCGGAGCAGCGCGAGGAAGCAAATATTTACCGGGTTTACGAGGCCGATCTGACGCGCGAGGCGCAGGCGGACCCGGCGTTTGCCGATGCTTTCGTGCATTTGCGGGAGACTCGATATCGGGAGCTCGGATTTATCTACGCCGATATCGACATTACCGACCCGGCGCAGTGCGCGCTCCTCTCGCCGGAGGATCAGGTCAAGTTGTCGGACAATATCCAGCGCTCTTTCCACAATGAGCAGATGATGGTGGCGCGGCAGGCGCTGCAATCCAAGAAATCGCCGGCCAAGGTGGTCGCGAATCTGGCCCGGGCTCGGGGGTTCGTTCCGAAGGCGCCAGCGCCCGCGAACGGCGCGGCGAAGCCGGCCAATGGTGCCGCTCCGGCGGTCCCTGCGGCGCGCGCGGTGGCCCCGGCGGCTGCGGGCTCGGTTACGGACCAATTGCAGGCCATCCGGGATGGGCAGGAAGCATCGCGATCGCTTTCCGATGCTGGCGGCTCGCCTGGCGGCACCATCACGCCGGAGCGGGTGGCGAATATGTCCGATGACGAATTTACGGCACTCTATGAGCAGATATCGAAGGATCGCTTCGATAGGCAGGTTATGGGCAAGCCGTCATGATCCGGGGCGATTTGGCGAGCGCGGCGGCCGTGGTGCTATTTGCGCTCGTGGTTATCGCGCTGGCGATGGCTATTTAATCCGCGCCGGCGGCATCCGGTATTTCAGGAGCGCATCAAGTGAAAAAACCCGCATCGGTCCCGCGTCTAACGCCAAGTCAGTCGGCTATCGTAAAATTGGGACGCGCATTATTCGATAGCCAGATAACCGTGGCTGAGCAGCGCGGATATATTCGACGCGTCCATTATACAGAACAGGTGGCCAAGTCCGCGCCTCAAGACGGACCTATTGATTCTGACGCTATCGCTAAGCTGGGCCGCGTTCTTGCCTACGCGCCGGAAAAAGAAGCCAGCGCCATTCTAGAGGTGATACCTCCAGAATTGCTGGAAAGGGTGCTCGGTAAGCCGGATGCGCCGCGCGAAGAATAGTTTACCGCGCCGGGCGGCTCCCGGCATTTAGGAGAATCAAGATGGCGAATGTTTTCGAGGGTAAGCCGGACGCGCGGCAGTCCGACAAGGTGGATGAGCCAGTCAGTCGGTTCCGGCCGAAATATCGGGCACTGACGGATGACGAAAAGGCGCTGCACGACGCGCTGAAAGACAAGGCTGCCGAATTGGAAGCGCTGTATGCCAAGGTGAAGGATGGCCGGTATAAATCGCTGGCGCTTACGGAACTGGAGGCGTCGGTGATGTGGATCGTCAAGGAATTGACATCCTGACGGTCGGTGTGCGATAAAGCTAGACTATCCATGACGTTTCCTCCCTAATGACTTTGGCCGCTCCGGTTACCCCCGTGGCGGCCTTTTTCTTTCGTCACCATATCTATTGACGGTATTATATTTCTTGTCTATAGGTGGATTCTAGGTCGAGATGGATAGACCGACGGGCGGCTAGCCGCACCTGAAACAATTTCCACGCTGTCGGCGCCAAGACGTTAAACCGGCTATGCCCTCTCGGGCTGTTAACCGAGCACCTCCGCAGATTTTTGAGCTTGGGCGCGGCGTGCGCCCGTCCCAAATCCAGGGTGCGCTATGGCCACGACCAATATCCCGCAAAACGACGCCCTTGCGGTAAAACTCTGGGCGCGGGTTCTCGAAACGGAAGCGTTGAAATATACCAGCATTCGTCCGCTGATCGGGACCGACGAAAACAGCGTGATCCACCTGCAGAATGCCCTTTCCAAGGGCCCGGGCGATCAGATCACTTACGGCATCGTCATGCAGCTGGCGCAGGCCGGTTTCACCGAAAACCAACTGGCCGAAGGCAACGGCGAGGCGCTGACGACATATTCCGACGCGCTGATTATCAATGAACTGATGGGCGTCGTGTCCGTCAAGTCGCGCCGAACCATTGATCAACAGCGCGTGCCGTGGGATATGCGCGACACGGCCAAGGGCCGGCTCCGCGACTGGTACGCCAAGCGCTACTCCGTCGAATTCTTTAACCAGGTCTGCGGCTACACGGTGCAAACCGATGTCCGCTATACCGGCCTCAATGCGGTCACGGCGCCGTCGGCGACGCGCATTATCCGGCAGTCCGGCCGCGCCTCCGACGATCTTCTGACGTCGGCCGATACCTTCACCCTCGGCCTGATCGACGCGGCGAAGGAAACCGCCATCACGGCCTCGCCGCAGCTCCGTCCCGTCCAATACAAGGGGCAGGCGCTCCGCGAGGGCGGCCGCTCCGACTTCAACAATACGCTGGAGGATATGTATTGCATGTACCTGCATCCGTGGCAGGTCACGGCGATGCGCCGCAACACCTCCACCGGCGACTGGCAGGATTTGCAGAAGGCGGCCTATATGGGCCTTCGGCAGACAGGCAATCCGATCTTCTCGGGCGCGATCGGCATCTATAATGCCGTGATTCTGCGCTCGGCGATTGATGTCACCAACGGCGTGTCGGCGGCCGGCGCAGATGTTCCGACCGTCAAGCGCGCGGTTTTGCTCGGCGCGCAGGCGGCCATGATGGGCTTTGGGCAGGACAACGGCCCCACGAAAATGACGTGGAACGAGGAGCTTTTCGACCACAAGCGGCGCCTCGAGATTTCCGCGCTCACCATCCACGGTCTGAAAAAGACCCGTTACAATGCGGTCGACTACGGCACGGTGGTGGTGGCCACCTATGCCGCGGCCTCCGCGTTCTAACGCCCAGAGCACAGAGGAGATTTCGCTATGACGACTGGTGTTCTGGGAACCAACGCGCGGCAGGACCCGCGGCAAGTGCTCAACACGTTGAAAAAGACGGTGAATTTCAACGACCCGGGCATTGCGGCCGGTGTGGCATTCGACAATTACCTGCCGCAGAACGCTT